GGCAGTGTATCTACCATTTTGATGCGTCACACATCAAGATGTGGTAGTGTTTTTGGTGACGTATCGATACGTCACCGTTATCGATACGAGAACTCTCGCTACCTGTGACGGGCCACGCTGACCCGAAACAGTGTAGAACATATGCTCTAGACAAGACCGCGGGGGGTAGGGGTCGCGGAGTCTGTCGCACGAGGTGAAGGGGTGCGGCGATGGGTGGAGCGCAGAGGGACGAGGCGTGGCAGGCGTATACGGTGCGGTTAGCCTGGGCCACCGACGCGCGCGGCGTACTGGTCAACGCGAACCAGGCGTTCTGTGCGGTCATGGGCTACAGCCAGCAGGAAGTGGCCGATCATCCCGGCATGTTGTTGCTGCGGCCCCACACCTCGTCAGACGACCCGGAGATCCTGGCTCTGACCGCGGCCAAGCATCGACTCGAGCGGCGCCAGTCGGTCGAGGAACATCTCGTGTCGTGGATCGAAACCAGGGACGGCCAGCGCATCGACCTGCCCGACGCGGTCATGACGTACGACGCGGTCCACTTTCTGTGGGAAGTCGCGGCCGATGTCACGCTTACCTCTATCCCGTCGGGGCCGCAGTTCCGGACGCCGTGGCAAAAGGAGCTGCTGTACCAGTGGCAGCTCGAACATCTCACCCGCACGGTGCAGGACATGGGCAAACGCTTCAAACAGGTGCCCCTGGAAGAGGACCTGCTCGCCGATCACCTGCTGCGCCTGAAAAAGAAACCGCAGCGGCGCAAGCCGCGGCCGGACAAGGGAGCGCGAGCGGTCTCTGAAGCCGACTTCGACCAGCGCCTGCGGGTAGCCCTCGGCGACGGCAAGGTCACGGTCAAAGCCGTGCTCGAGGCCACCCACGTGGGGCACCACGTCACGCTGCATGGCTACCTTGCGCCGTACCGTGGCGACCGCGAGGAGACGCCGGGGCAGACGATCAATCGCCTCCGCCTCGAGTGGTTCCCGGACCGGTACTTCTAGCGCCGGCCCCGTGGTCAGCGGATAGCAAGCACTGACCGGACTGACGTCTCTTTCGGGTCCGTCCGTCGCAGACTGGGCGGCATGCCGATGCTCTCCCTACCGATTACGCACAGCGCGTGGGCAAAACTGGAGAAGGTCGCCGAACGCGAAGGCGTTGCGGTCCGCACCCTGATCATCTACAGGATCCGCGATGTCGTCGCCGAGGGCGACGCACTGATCGCCACCAGCCCGTCCGAGTCGCTCGAGCCCGCCGCGGCCTAGTTCGATGGCCGACACCGACCCTGGCACCGCCGTGTCCGTTGCCGAAGCCAGCCGCTCGTTCGTGGCGGCCGCCCAGCGGCTGCCCACGCTCTTCGACCTCGAGGACACGGCATACCAGTTGCTGGCGTTGCTCGACGACACCGACGATCCCGTCGAGCTCGCCGACGTCGAGGCGGTCGCCGAGGTCAAGGCCCAGCTCGCCCTGGTCGACCAGATGCTGATGGAAAAGACCGAGTCGTACGTCAGCGTCATCCGCTCGCTGGAAGCGATGGCCGAGGCACGCAAGGTCGAAGCCGACCGACTCAGGGACCGCGCGAAGACCGCCGAGCGCCACGCTGACTGGCTCAAAGCACGGTTGCTGACGCACATGCAGACGACCGGGCGTGAGCGCATCGAGACGTCGCGGTTTACGTTGACGGCCCGCACCAATCCGCCGTCGGTGGTGGTCGTGGATGCCGCCGCGGTACCCCACGAGTTCGAGCGCACGCGGTGGATCATCGACGTCGATAAGCGGGCCATTCTGGCGCACGTGAAGGCCACGGGCGAGATCCCCGCGGGCGTGGACATTACCCGCTCGTCACGACTGGAAGTCCGATGAAACGACACCAGCGCGTGCGCTGCGACTACGCCTTTTTCAACTTGAGAGGCCTGGAGGGCTCGTGGATGAAGCTCAACCGAATCACGCGTGGCGCGATCCAACGCGGCGAGTTCGTCCACTGGGTGGACGCCTGCGTTTTACCGAGCGGCCACGAGGGTGACCACGTGCTGCCGACCATGCCCCAGGTGACTCGCTAGTGGCCAGGTTCGCGGTCGGCGTGGTGTTCGGCATCGTCGTCGGCTCGACGCTCGGAGCCGCGCTGGCCATCCACGCCTCAGATGCTGACGGGCATCTCGTGTCCGCTGCAACGGACGAGGAGTCCGACGCACCGGACGTCGTCGCCGAGCCAGAGCCGACACTGGAGCCGATACCGTCCGTGTGGCTGCGCCTTGCCCAGTGTGAGTCCACCGGTAACTGGGGCATCAATACGGGCAACGGGTACTACGGCGGGCTCCAGGAAGACCTGAGCTTCTGGCGCAATCACGGTGGGCTGGCGTACGCGTCGCGTCCCGACCTGGCATCGCCAGCCGCGCAGATCGCCGTCGCCGAGCGAGGCCTGGCCGTCCAGGGGTGGGGAGCCTGGCCGGCGTGCTCTCGCCGACTGGGGTTGCGGTGAAGTACCGCGCTGCCGACCACATCTCGGTCCGCGAGTGGCTCGCGTTCGTCGCGATTTTCTCCATTGTGCCGCTGCTCGTCGCCGCGGTCATTGCCATCGTCATCCGTGTGTTGAAGGGTTTTTCACCAGTGGCGAGCGCGGCGCCATATCCGCGCGTGTGGGCAGGAATCCCAGCATGCCGCAAAAACCAACCAGCGCATTCGCGCCGTCGATCGACGTCGACGATTCCAACAAGTACCTCGTCGAGCTCGTCGCCATGGACGAACAGCCATCGCAATTTCGCGACAAAAGAAAAGACGCCATGATGTGCACCTACAAATTCAACATGTGGGACATGGAGACCGGGCAGGGGATCATCGACGACAACACCGGCGAAATGTTCGAGCTCTGGAAAATTACCAACGACCTGACCTACGACAACCCGGCGACCAACAAGATTGCGCCGGGCCGCGAGATCGCCAACGCCCTGGTCGGCCACCGGTTGACGGACGACGAGGTCAACGAGATGCTCGACTCCGGCTGGGAGGACGCGCTCGTCGGCAAGAAAGCCATCGCGGACGTGGAGTGGGCCGAGTTGTCCGACGGCGACCAGCGGCTGCGTCTGCTGCGCCTCAAGCCCTACGTGAAGAAGGCGCGCCAGCCTGTCGCGGCAGCCGCAAGCAAGCGCAACGTGCTCGAGGAGGATGACCAGTAAGCCATGACCGACGTTGCCGTGTCGCGTGCTGAGCAGGCAGAGCTCTACGACCTGGTACAGACGGAGATGGATCGCGTGTTCGCGAAGATGAAGGCGCCGACTCGGAAGATTCCCCCGATTGTTATCGGCGGAATCGATTGCACGCCGTCGCACGAGAGACTGCATGAACTGCGCTGGCAGAAACTCGAGGTTCTCGCTGCGTTGAGGGCCAAGTTGAGCGCATGAGTCGGTGGCTCCTGGTCGAACTCGACGAGGACCTCGCCGCTCAACACACCACCCCGACCGGGGTGTTCGTCTCGATCAAGTTGGTATCGGGAGTGGTGCGCGTGGTCGACCTGTCGGCGATCTCGCGCGAGACGCTCGGCTTGATGCTCCTCCCCGAAGAGCAGACGTGGGAGTACACCCAGCGCAAGGGCGGCACGTCCTACAACGCTATCCGTAACCACAACAAGCGCAAGCGGCAGCCACCCCTGCCGCTAGAGCCGTGAGCCAACGGAAGCTCACGCAGCCACCGCTGGACGGTCCCGACTTCCGTCGGCTGATGGACGGGCGGCTCAGCGAAGCCGCCTGGCAGAAACAGGTCGAAGAGCGGCTCACCGTCTTCGGCTGGTGGTGGTTGCACATCCCGCCCAACGTGGTGGTGTGTACGCGCTGCCACACGAAGATCTACCGCGGTATCGAAAAAGGCTTCCCGGACATCTTCGCGATCAAGCCTCCGTACATGCTGTGGCTCGAGCTCAAGGCAGAACGCGGCCATCTCGAGACGGAGCAGCGGCGCGTGGGCGCCATGTTGACCGCGTGCGGTCAGACGTTCGTGCAGGCCCGGCCGCGCGACCGCGAGCGCGTGCTGCAGTTGATCACTCATCCCGAGGTTCACGTCCTATGACGACCACCGAGACCGACGCGCTCGTCCTCGCTGCCCTGAACTACGCCGAGATCGGCTGGCCGGTGGTCCCGCTGCACACGCCGGTGGACGGGGTGTGCGACTGCCCCAAGCGCGCCCGCTGCGAGAGTCCGGGAAAACATCCGCGGACGCTGCACGGCCTCGACGACGCGAGTTGCGACGAGGCAACCATCCGTCGCTGGTGGACGATGTTTCCGCGGGCCAACATCGGCATCGACCTGGCGCGCGCCGGCCTGGTCGACATCGCGCCGGACTCGCTCGAGTGGTTCGCCGAGTTCACCGCGCGCGGCTTGCCGTCGACGCCGCGGTTTGCCTCGGGCGGCGGCGAGGGCCACGCGCATCACCTGTACCGACGGCCGGAGCACTGCGAGGTGTATCGCGACTGCCACACCGGGGAGTACGACGTGCTGAGCGCCGGCTACGCGGTGATGCCGCCGAGCCTGCACCAGAGCGGGCGTCTGTACACGTGGCTCGAGCCCGCCAGCGGCATCCTGCTGGAGACGGCCAGGAAGATGGCGCCGGAGTGGGGTGTGGCGATGCTGGCGCGCCACCGACGGCCGATCGCGGCGCCGCAGGCTGACGACGAGGACGCGCCACCGGTGGTGCTGTCGCTCGAAGGCATGGAGCGCTGGTCGGGGCGGGTCTATGACCGTCGGCTGAACGGACACGTCGATCGCAGCCACTCGCTGTGGTCGCTGGCGGTGCGCCTGCTCGAGGCGGGCTGTCGGCCGTCGTTCGTCGAGGAGCTGCTCGCCGAGCGCGACGTGGCCCTCGGCTGGGAGAAGTTTTCGAAGCGCGGCGACGCCGCCGAGCGGTATCGCATCATCACCGCGGCGGCGGTAGCTGGCCAGGGACCGGGGCGGATTCGGCTCAAGCCGAAGGCGCCAGCGCAGCCGGTCGCGACACGCTATGGCTGGATGACGGCCCAGGAGATCCGGGAAGTCGAAGAAGAAGACATCGCGTGGTACGCGACCGGGTTCGTGGGCAATGGGCTGATCACGCTGCTTGACGGCAAGGCAAAGCTTGCAGGCAAGACGACGCTGTTGCTTGCCCTGGTGCATGCGGTGCTGCACGGCGAAGAGTTCCTGGGGCAGCGGACCACCTACAGCCCCGTGGTGTATCTGACCGAGCAATCTGGACCGAGCTTCCGCCGCAATCTGTCGCGTGCGGGTTTGCTTGATCGGGCAGATCTCCACGTGTTGATGTGGAGTCGTATCGAAAATCCCGAGTGGCCGGCGATCGTGGCTGAAGCGTGCGTACAGGCACGAGGCTGGGGTGCTGGCGTGATGATTATCGATACGTTGCCGCAGTTCGCGTCACTTCGCGGCGAGGACGAGAACCGGTCCGGGGCGATTCTGGAGATGATGAAGCCGCTCCAGGCAGCAATCGGGGGTGGACTCGCGGTGCTGGCGAGCCGTCATGATCGCAAGAGTGGTGGCGAGGTAGGTGACAGCGGGCGTGGGTCAGGGGCTGGCACCGGGATCGCCGACATCATCCTGCACGTGCAGCGGTTGCCTGGCAACGAGGTAGGCAAGGAGCGCCAGCGGTTGATGGATACGGTCAGTCGGCTCGAGGAGACGCCCGAGCGGATGCTGATCGAGCTCGAGCCAGGCACCGCGGAGACGCCGAACGTGTTCCGACTCGTGGGCGATGCGCGAAGGGTACAGCACGAGGAGATGCGCATCGAGATTCTGGCGGCGCTGCCGACCGCTGATCACCGGGAGGACGCGCCAGAATTCGAAGAGCTCCGCAAAGACCTGGGTATCCGTGCGTTGGAATTGCGGCGTGAACTGAACGGTCTGATCGTCCAGGGGCTGGCGGCGTACTTTGGACGGCCGCGGCGCTACTACCAGCCGGCCCGTGACGATGACTGAGTTTAGTTCTAAAGCGGACGTCCCGGCGTCCCATTCCTATACCGGACGCGGGACGCCGGATTTTTTGGGGGAAAAACGTGGCAAAGCAGGCGTGGATTTACGAAGCGAAAGGGTGGGTGCTGAGGACGCTTCAGCCCGTGGACGAGCCGACGTTCCGTCGTCTGGGCTGGTGGCGGATCGTCGAAACCGGGAAGTTCGTGAACGAGCAGGACGAGATGAGGGGTACTGGCCCCCGAAAGTGATCTGGGGTCGCGAGCAGGGCTGGCTGAACGTGCGCGACCCGTGGGGGCAGTGGCACTCGATCCTGGCCAGGGAAGCGCCGACGGGCTATGCGCGGCTGGCCACGCTGGCGAAGCGCCGATGAGCCAGATGCCGCACTGGAGCGCCACCCGCTTCATGCTCTTCGAACAATGCCCGATGCTCTTCAAAGCCCATTACGTCGACGGCGAAGCGACGGAGGTGACCGAAGCCATGGCGTTCGGCTCTGCCGTCCACCACGGGCTGGAAGCGCATTACCAGGGTCAGGACGGGGTACGCGCCTTCAGAGACATGTGGAAGGGCTATCCCACGGAAAACCGTGGGCTGACCGCGGTCGGCCTCGAGCTGCTCGAGCAAACCTTCGCCCTCAAGCTCGAGGGCATTCCGGAGCGCGGTTTCAGCATCGACACCGAGAACGAGCTCGGCGCCCCGATCGTGGGCGCGATCGACCTGTGGGGCGCCGACGGCGTCATCTACGATTTTAAGACGACCCGCGGGGCGTGGTCGCAGGAACGAGCGCAGCGCGAGCAGTGGCAGCCGATCCTGTACACGTGGGCGCGGTGGAACGCCGAGCCCGAGTACGCGGCCGCCTTCGAGTACATCGTCCTGGATCGCGTCAGGGGCACGCTCAGTCGTTTCCGACGGGAGTGGACCCCGCTGGAGTGGCTCGAGCAGATCAACGGGCTGTGGCTGCGCATGCAGCGTATTTCGGTGGACGTGGCCCAGAACCGGTACGTGTGCTCTGGCGACCACACGAATTGTCCGGAGTGTGGGGCAAAGTGGGAGCACGGCCACGAGTGCGAACTGCAGGCGCAGCGGAGGATTCGACGGCGTGCCTGAAGCGCTCGCGTGGTTTCTGGGGGGCTGGCTGGTGGCGAGCCTGGTACTGGCCGCGGTGCTGTCGCGCTGGTTGCGGAGGATGCGATGACGGACTACGCGATCGTGCAGCTACGCGAGCTGGCGAAAAAGATGATCTTCTTAGAGCACGCGGCCAGGCAGGCGCTCGAGCGAGGCGATCAGGTAGCGGCGCGGCAGTTGTGGTTCGAGCGGGTACAGATCACGAGCTTGCGGTCCGCCAAACTGCGGGAGTACTGGAACACAACAACGCCCTCGGTGGACTGACCCGAGGGCGTTGCCGCGGTAAAAGGAAAGGGGCCTGCGGCCAGTGTATCAGGGGTGGTCGACCTGTTCGTAGGCATGGACCAGGCTGGTCAGAACCTGATCGTCGAAGACACCCAGTCGGCCGAGCGCTCGGAACTCGAGGTATTTAGCCTTGGCGTAGTCGTCCCAGTCCCAGCCGAGTGCCTCGGCAAACTGGTGGCCGCTGAGCATGTTGGCCGCGTGTTGCAGCCGTCGCAATTGTGGGATGAGTTCATCCATGAGTGGGCGTATCTACCGTTCGTTCAGTCTGAGACTCGAGGCCTTTGAGGGCGAGGTGGAGATAGGGAGGGATGGCCTGCGCGCCGGTTTCCCAGCGCTGGACCGTGATCCAGTACACCCCGAGGACACTGGCCAGGGCTTTGAGGGTGAGCCCGTGGCTACGGCGCCAGGCGCGGAGATCGAACGCGGGCACTTGCCGGGAGTGGAGCGTTGCCACATACGCACTCGCGGCCGAAGCCCCGGACGCACCGGGGCCGAACTGTTTGACGACAGAACCGCTGTCGTCCAGGACGCGCCACCCGGAAGGGTGACGCTCGGTGACGTAGGTCATACGTGATTGGCGGGGGTGTAGGTGGTCGAGCCGTCCACGTGGTGGTGGATGACCGGCACGTACGAGCCGAGGTGGTATTCGCTGACCACGTGGCCGGTTGTCGTACTGTGAGCCATGGCAGACTCGATGGTTTCACAGCCGTAGACGCACGCGTCACACACGAAACCATAGGTGTAGGTGGTCATGACGTTGGCTCGTCGACGGGTATGACGGTATGGGCGAGGACCATCACGCCGGTACCGTCCGGGCGAGAGCACATCAGCGCCGGCTCGACGCGGATGACCGTGAGCACGGTCTCGGTCCCGTCGAGCATGCAGACCACGCGAGCGCCCGGCACGAGCACGGCCGGGTCGATATACGCGGGCAATTCGAAGGTGGTCATGCCAGACCACCTGGCAGCACGGTGGTAGTGCAGACGACGCCGGCGAGAAACATCACCGCGCCAAAGATGAGTGTGGCCAACAGCCGGTTAATGCGGCCGAAGGTGGTGGATCCGGGCGAGGAAGCGACCGCGGCGTCCGGAAGGGCCGGGGGTTGAGCCCGTCCGAGCAACGTACGGTCATCCATATCAATACGAGTCATGGGTGGTGCCAATCCTTTTCGAGAGTGAACGCTCCGGGCCTACGCGGCCCGGGCAGGTAGTCGGATAACGAAACCGGACGTATCGCGCTTGCCTCTGCCCTTGGCGCTCAGGCCAACGAAGACGCCGGTAGGATCTAAGAAACGCAGGTCGTCGTTGTCGCCGTCGACGACCGGCCGCCCGGCATACGCCGTCGGTAATTGGTGGGGCTTGACGCCGAAGACGGCGGCCACATTCGCGCCGGCAGCGAGTACTCGCGAAACGTCGTCGTGGTTGCTCTCAGCACGCGAGAACGTCAACGAATAATTGGCCGGGTGCTCGCCCTGGACGTTGGCGATCGCACGTGCCGGGTGCTTCGTGTAGTCGTAGAACTGTATCTCTGGGAATGTCTCGAGCACGGTCCGTCCGTCATTCAAACGGATGCGTTCCCATGGGAGATCGGAGGTGCCGTTGAGGCGCACTACCGGGATGAGACCATTCCGAAGCGCTCGCCGGATGTGTGTCTCAATTGAGCGCACGAGAAGTTGGTTGAAGAGAAAACGCTGAAGAAAATACATCCGCGTGCGAGCAATACGGGCCCGTTGGATGTCGTTCAAACCGTTTTCGTCCAGCTTGATACCGCCATGGCCGGCCGTGTTCAGACACGACGCCCGGCAACCATCCGTGGCGTACTGACAGACGTCATAGCCCGAGAGACCAGCTGGCGCAAAGTGGAGGATCGCGGTCGAGTACCCACGCGCCCGGCCCTTTTTGGTCTTCGGGTTGTAGCCATCGGGTGTGAGCAATTCCACGAAGCCGAATTGTCGGTACCCGTCTTTGCCAGAGAGCAGCGTCTTCTGTGCCATCACGAACGTGTCGAGCTCGGAAAACTCACGAACAGACGGAGTGGCGCGATTCGGGAGAATGACGATAGCGCCAGTAGCGCCGAGGTGTTTGAGTGCCATGACAGGAATATATCAGGACGATATAGAGTCTGCAAGGATTCTCAGGTTACGGGACGATTACAGCGTCCAGGACATCACGTTGACGTGCGCCAGCTTGGAATGCTTCTATCCTTTAAGCGCCTATGACTGCTGATCGTCCCACGGATCACGTCCGCTCTACCAGTACTGCCCTCAGACTTCGTCCTTCAGGCCAGAACTTAACCCCTGCACAGGCTAGACGTGCCAAACATGCGTTCCTGAAAGACTACGTAGCGTGGGCGAACATTTCGAGTGCATGCGTAGTAGCTGGCGTCATGCGACAGACTTATTACACGTGGTTAGAGAATGACCTTGAATTCGCTGCAGCGGTCAAACTCGCCGGCGAAGCTGCTACTGAACGCTTAGAGCGTGAAGCGTGGAGACGTGCTACCGAAGGTAGCCCTTACACTCGCACCTCTTACTGGCACGGTGAACCGGTCGGTACTGACTCTAAAATCGAGTACTCAGACCAGTTACTGATGCTGCTACTACGAGCCCGGAAACCTGACCTGTACAGAGAAAAAGTCGACGTTGCGGTCAACCAGATCATCAAGTCAATCGCAGGTGTTGACCCTGCATCCGTGCTCTAACAACACCCTCTAACTGTTGTTGCCACCTACGTTTGTGCAAGCAAGCGTAGGACCATTCTTTGTAACGGGGCCTCAGAACAACCGTGCCATCACGGAGCGCCTGGGCGGTCACGCTCACCAGGACGAGGGCCACTCCCCCACGTGCCCCGATCCGTTCGCGAGCCCGGAATCCTAATAGGTCCAGAACGGTACATCCCGAGATGAGCGAAACCAAAACCCCGAACCTCTGTTCTACATGCAGGCAGTGGTACTACGGTGGGGCGTGTGCTCGATGCCGGGTGAAGGACGAGCGACTGAAGCGAGGAGGGCGAAAGCCGCATCTCGTCGTGCGCAGTTCGTCCGGAGTGTCCTAACTAAATTGTTTCACGACAATGTTTCACGGTTGAGATTTCGGGTAGCATGCCGGCGTTGAGAGCGTTGCTGGTGCTGTTGCACGATGTGGGTGCGCAGTTAGCGATGTCGTCAGATCGGGTACAGCACTACTGGGGGTTGCACCTGCTCGAGGACTGGCGTGGATTGGAGCTGCTGGCGCATCGGGCTGAGGTAGACACGGTGGTGAAGGATGCCGCCGAGTAACAAACTGAGCCAGGTGGGCAGGCCTGCGACGGTAGAGTGGGGGACCGAATCGTCACCGGATGAGGCGCCCTATCAACCTCACGGGGCGGCTCTGGAATTGTTCAGAAGTCGGCGTCGTGAGGTCTTACTTTCGGGGCCTGCCGGGACGGGAAAAAGCCGGGCCTGTTTAGAGAAATTGAACCTGATTGCGATGCAGAAACCGATCCGTGCGGCTATCGTCCGGAAGACCCGGAAAAGCCTCACGCAGAGTGCCATGGCGACCCTGGAAAACAAGGTTCTTCCCAGGCCGAATCAGGTCCGATTTCACGAGGGAGATCAGGAATATCGCTACCCCAGTGGGGCACGAATTATGGTCGCTGGACTGGACGATCCGGAGAAAATCGGGTCCACGGAATTCGACGTCGTGTACGTCCAGGAAGCCACGGAATTAGACGAGGACGACTGGGCGATGCTCCTCCGTGGGCTCAGAAATGGGGTGCTGAGTTACCGGCAAATTGTGGCCGATTGCAACCCCAGTTCTCCCGATCACTGGCTGAAACAACGCTGTAATGCCGGCGAGTGCGAGCTGCTCGAAAGCACCCACGAAGACAACCCGATGCTCTATCAGCAGGGAGAGTGGACCGAGTTCGGTAAGGAGTACATCGCCACCCTCGATAGTCTGACCGGCTTTCTGTACCAGCGCCTCAGGCTCGGGCAGTGGGTGGCGCCCCAGGGGCAATTCTTCGTCGAGTGGGATCCCTCGCTGCACATCTGCCCGAGGTTCGAGATCCCCGACGACTGGCCGAGGTGGACCTCCACGGACTACGGCTTCAGTGCCCCGTTCACGTGTCTCTGGTTCACCCGTTGTCCGGAAGATAAGCGCATCTACGTCTATCGCGAGCTGTACGGCAGTGGCTACCGCGACGAGGTGCAGGCGTACAAGATTCTCGAGGCCAGCGGCGACGAGCGCATCGTCCAGAACATTCTGGATCCCGCTATGTTCAATCCTCGAACGGAAGCACAGCGCCCCTCGATCGCCGCGGTCTACTGGACGTGTGGCGTGCGGCCCCTCTTTCCCGGCATGAATTCCCGGATTCCGGGCTGGGCCCTCACCCGACGAGCGCTGGCCCACGACGACGGGCCGCCACGGCTGCGGATCCTGTCGGGAGCCGCTCCGAATCTGGTGCGGACCTTGCCCAGCATGGTCGTCGATCCGCTCGACGGCGAAGACCTCGCCGATACCCTCGGCAGTACCAAAACCGAAGACCACAGCGTCGATGCCCTGCGCTACGGCCTCGCCTACGAAGCCCAGCCCCCGCGTCCCACTACCCCCCGGCCTCTCCGATTCGGCTAGTTGCTACACGTATAGATGGCGTGTAGCATCGGAATGTGCGTATAGACATTACGTTGACGGGGACGACGCCGTTGCTGATGCACAACGTGCAGTTGGCGGATCCGGACAATGCCTTTACGAAGGCGATCGCGGCGATCAATGCCAAGGCGTCCGAGATGACCGAGGACGATCGACGGGAGAAAGCGAAGCTGCAGTGGTTTGGCGGGTTGTACATCGGCCGCAACGGCCATGCGGGACAGCCGGTCATGCCGACGGCAAACTTGCGGCGCTGTTTTCGTGACGCGGGCGGGGCGACGCGCGAAGGCAAGAAGATCCTGCGGGCGATTATCCCGTTCGAGCTCGAAGTCCCGCTGCTCTATGACGGACCGACCGACATCGAGCAGTTGTTCAAACTCCCCCAGTTCGCCTTCACCACCATGGTGGGGATCAATCGCGGCAAGGTCCAGGGCACCCGCCCGCAGTTCCCGCAGTGGCAGGTGCGCGCTCAGTTCGAGTTGATCACCGAAGTGCTGGACTACGCCAAATTCGTCACCATCGTTCAGCGCGCCGGAATTTCGGAAGGCCTGGGTGACAATCGCGTCAATGGCTACGGCCGCTTCACGGCCGCGGTTAAGCAAGCATGAGCACGGCCGGGCTGGGCTTGGCAAGGCATGGCCTGGCGGGGCTCGGCAGGGCATGGCACGGCTGGGCTAGGCTTGGCAAGGCAAGGCAGGGTTTTCGTGATTCGGTCCGCGGCCGGGCATGGCACGGCGTGGCTCGGCTGGGCGAGGCGCGGCATGGCAGGGCTTTTTGTGGACAACGCACGGCGAGGCCGGGCAGGGCCAGGCTCGGCGCGGCATGGCTTGGCCGGGCGCGGCAGGGCAGGGCAGGGTTTTTATGACTCGATCCCAGAACACGGCTGGGCGTGGCCAAGCACGGCAAGGCTCGGCAGGGCTTGGCGTGGCAGGGCAAGGCTTCCCGATACCAGAACCGGAGCGCGAACGGTTCGTTCCCCGACGTGCCGATGGACGCGCCTTCTGGCGCGTCCTGTACGAGTACCTGCTCGCGGTTGCGCCAGGCGAAGTCATTCCGTACGCCGATCTGCTGGCGTTGCTCGAGATGGATACCTCGGCCAAACCGCTGCTGTACGCCAGCATGTCCCGCGCGCTTCGCGAGTTACGCAAAAGCGACGCGAAACGCGAGGTCGCCACGTTGCGCGGTGTCGGCTACCGCGTCCTGCACGCCAACGAGCACATCACGAAAGCCGAATTGCACAAGGATCGCGCCGAACGTCAGCTCAAGATCGCCAACGATGTCATCGATTCCACTGACCTCGCCGCGCTCACAGCCAGCGAACGCGATCTGTGGTCGCAGGTCAGGCGTGGCATGGTCCTGCTGTATGCCGCGGTGAGTACCCACGAGCTCGCTCTGTCTCGTCACGAAGAGCTCATTCACTCCCTCCAAGAACGCGTAGATACGCTCGAGCAGTCGCCGCCGTAAACTCTGCGTATCTTGGCTACACTCACCCGTTCGTCCGGTCCGGCGGGGTGGGGTAAGTCCGCGTCCGCGGAAGAGACCATGCAGCAGCTCACGTGCGAGCTCGCCGACCAGTTGCAGCGCGACTTCCACGATCGCGACGTCCTGTACCGCGACATCGACGCCACCCTGTTTTCGAATTTCCCGATCGAGATCCCCGAGGCCTACAGGAAGACTGCGGTGGAGGTCCGCGCTCCACTGGCTCTGCACATCGCCCAGAACGTGGCCGCCGCCCTGAGCGTGAACGCCCCCACGGTGGGGTTCCGACCCGTCGGCTTCGGCGACGTCTACCAGGAGAACTCCACGAGACGAGAGCGTTTCTTCGAAGCAAGCTGGCAGCGCCAGGAACAGGAAGCCCGACGGCAGCTCTCCCGCCTCTTCATGTGGTCCCTGGCCGTTAAAGGCGAGGGAATCTTAAAAACCCTGGAAAGAAGCGCCGCGGCGTGGAGCACGTACGCGCTCGACTCCGAGACGTACCAGAAAGAGCTCGAGCAGGACGGCCTCGACCAGCACGCCCAGGACATGGCCTACGACAAGCACACCGAGAACCTGAAGCTCGGCCTGCCCTACCCGATCGCCACTACCGACGTCCCACCCGAATCCTTCTATTACACGCGCAACGAGAACGGCTACACGTCGGTGGTGGAGATCAAGGACGTGCCCTACCTCGAAGCTCTCGAGCGTTTCGGCGCCGAGCTCGACTCCTCGGGCAATGTCCGCGCTCCGTCAAAGGACCGCAGCTTCGATCCGCAGGCAGCCCAGCTCGCGCGGCCCGAGTGGAGCCACATCATGAAGACGGCCGGCTCCACCACCTTGAAATGCATCGAGGCCTGGGACGAGCACGTGCAGGTGGTGTGCCTGTCGGGACCGAATCAGATCGCGAAGGGCAACGACCAGTCCACCCTGTGCAAGGTCACCCAGCACAGCTACGGCGATCCTCACCTGCACACGCTGCGAGGCCCGTACTTCCACGCCCTCGGTATCACCACCGCCAGCAGACTCCCGGAGCACGCCGGCCTGAGCGTCCTGTATGGCTACCTGCAGCTCTTCCGGTTGATCGACTCTCTGCTCACCATGCAGGGCAACAGCGCCTACCTGACCGGCTTCCCGGCCTGGAAGCAGACCACCAACCCGAACCAGATCCCCGGTTTGCCGTACGGGGCCAGCGGTCAGGAGCAGGCCGTGCAGGACCGCCTCGAGCCCGGCAAGCTCTACCCCTTCGACGTCACTCCCGTCGACCAGCCCCAGTCCGGCCAGGACGCGTCGAAGCTGCTCACCAACGTGCAGCAGTTGGTCGAACGGGCTATGCCGGCCGCCTTCAGCGGCGCGGTGGGCGCCGACCAGTCGGGCTACGCCCTCAACCAGGCCGCCTACCTCGCCGGGCTCGCCTTCAATCCCATCGTCTCCAACGCTGAGGTCGCCCTCGCCGAGAGGACCGGCTTCGAGTCGTGGCTGATCGAGAACCGGATCGCCGAGTCGGTCTATGCCTGGGGCGAACAGCCCGGCAAAACCGGTGGTCGAGGCGCCGGCCAGACCAAAGGCTCCTGGCTGCGCATGGACCCCGCCGACCTCGAGGGGATTCACCGCTACACCGTGCGGTTGAGCCCGTCTACCCCGAGCAACGAGATCATCCAGATCCGCTCCATCGGCGAGAAGATGCAGCTCAAGTTGATCACCTACGAGGACGCGGTCACCGAGGCCGGCGGCAACCCCGACGAGGTGGAACGCTCGTGGCTGCTGCACGATCTCAAACAATCCCCTGAGATCCAGCAGCAGTTGAAGGACGCCGTCTTCCAGAAACTCGGCACCATCCAGGCCAAACGCGTCAACGCCGCGGGCAACCCCAGCCCGGCCGAGATGGCCGGTCTGCAGACCGGTGCCGTCACCAGCGTGCCGGGGACGCCCGGTACTCCGCCGTCGGGTCCCATGCCTGGCGGCATGCCCCCGAACCCGGTGCCGTCGCCCGGAGCCGGCCTGCCTCTCGCACCACCCCCTCCCGGCGGTCAACCAGGGCTGGCCATGCCTCCCGGCGGCGCGCCGGCCGGCAACGTCGTCGTGCCTAACCCGCCGCCCAACATGCTTCCGATAGGCCCGGGGCGTTAGATGCCAGAACACCCGATGACCGATGAAGAAGCGAAAGTCTGGCTCATGAATGAATTGAATGAATTGAAGCAATCACCGCAGTTTCAGGAACAATTCTTGGAGCAGATCGGACTCAGCTTTCTTTCGTTTGCTATCAAACGCGACCCCGAGCCACTCGACTGATGCCGGGCGAACCCACTCTCCTCGATAGCGTCTCCACCGACCTCGCCCTGTGGCTGGACCAGGAGTCGACGCGCATCGCCGCGGCCATGGCTCCCCAGGGCAACGCCCCGTTCGCGGCCCAGATCTCCGAGACGGACAAGCTCGAGTACTACCGGGCGCAGCTCTTCAATCCCGACGGGACTCCGAATCTGCAGGGCCGCCAGCAGGAGATGCAGCGCCTCGGGCCGCAGGGTTTCACCCAGGTCTACAAGACCGTGCTCAAGGCGTACCCGCAGCTCAGGCTGCCTACCCCGCCCGGTATGCCGAGCGGGCCGGTCACCGAGATGACCCCGCCCCAGGCGCCCAGTGGCGTGCCGGTGCCGGCCGTGCCGCGCGGCATGCTGACCGCGCCGAATCCCAACATCACCCCGGTGGTCCCGTTCGGAGGCTAAGCCATGGCCCAGTACACCGTTCCTATCACTGGTCCGGACGGCACCCCCGGCACGATCACCGTTAACGCGTCCGACGCGGCCGCCGCCGTCGACAACGCCAAGCAGGGCAAGAACACCCCCACCGGCAGCGCCACCCTCGTCGGCGGCACCCCCAGCGCTCCCAGTTCTCCCTCGAATCCGAGCACGCCCTCGAACCCGAACGGCCCGGTCGGCACCAACCCGGCCGTCGACCAGGCCATCCTCAACAACCTGCAGCAGAAGGCGCAGCAGGAATACCTGAACGCCAAACTGGCGCTCGACACCGACCAGGAGGCGTACCAGAAAGCCGCCCAGTCGATCGCCAACGACCTGTCGGTCGCCGGCGCCACCGGCACCTACAACGGCATGCCGACGCAGGCCGCCATCAAGCAGCTCGCCGACATCGCCCAGCAGCAGGCCGGCACCATGCTGGCCCAGGCCCAGGCCTTCGGCACGTGGGGCGCCCCGCAACAGGGACAGCAGACGCTCGCCGCCCAGCAGCAAGCCTTCGACCAGGCCTCCAAAGCCGCCGAGCTCACCGGCTGGTACACCCCGCCGACATATTCGCCGGTGCCGCCGATCACCCAGCCGGCCACCGTCGGCGGAGCGACGGCCGCGGCAGGAGGAGGAGCCGCGCCAGCAGCGCTGACACAGGCGTCGTACCTGGCCGCGCGCACGGCCCAGTTGCAACAGATCGGCCAGAGCGCGCAGCAGGCTCAGCAAACGGCTCAGGCCGAGTGGGCTCAGGGGTTCGCCCAGTCCGGCAACGTGGCCTACGGGATGCCGTCCGGCCTGACCTCTACTCCGTCGGCAGCCGCAGCGACCGGCGCAGCCTGGCAGGCCCCCACCTCCGACCAGTGGATGACCGCGCGTGTAGCCCAACTGCAGCAGAACGGCCAGAGCGCCCAGCAAGCGACCCAGACCGCGCAAGCCGAGTGGGCGCAGGGCTTTGCCCAGTCCGGCAACGTCGCCTACGGCATGCCGAGCGGCATCAGTTTCACGGCTCCGCCGGCGCAAGCGACCGCACCCGCGGCGACGACTCCCGCAACGACCACGCCAGGAACCACTCCGCCGGCCTCGGCCACGGGACAGCCCGGTGGACAGCCGGTGCAGACCCTCGCCGCGTGGACGGCTCAGCAAACCGCCGCCCAGAACTACCTGACCATGATGAGCAACCTGCGCGGCCCGTCCGATTACGCGCAGTACCAGAAGGTGCTCGGAGCGACCCCCGGCGGAATGAAAGACCTCGTCGCTGCCGCCGCTGGTCAGTACATCCCCGGCGGCGGGGCCACCACGGGAGTGCAGCCCACCGCGGTCAACATGAGCAACTTCCTCGGCAGCGCCACCGGCGGCCAGCCCACCGATCCCTCCGGCCAGGCCGCCCTGAACACGCTGGTGGCGCCCAATCAGATGGCGCCGCAGACGTGGAATGCGCTCACCCCGAGCCAGCAGCAGCTCCTGCTCGGCCAGTGGGAATCCCAGGGCTACACCAAAGACGACGCCCAGGCGCTGTTCAACCAGAGTTTGCCCAAATACGCCCCGCAGACGGGCATCGGCGCGGGAACCTTCAAGCTCCAGTAGGCCGTCATGCCTGGATTACCGGACGTCCCGCAGCAGGACTGGCAGAGCTTTTCGGCCGACCGCTGGTTCAAACAATCCACCGACCGCATCAACAGCATCGGCGCCATGCCCGCCGCGCCGGGCCTGGGTTTTCTGACGTCCTCATCGAATCGCATCAACAGCCTGCCGCAGATCACGGGACCCCAGATTCAGATCCCGCCGATCCAGATCCCGCAGCCGACGCTCCCCCCGCTGCCGACACCGGCTCCGACACCGGCTCCAGTCCCGGCGCCGGAGCCGGCTCCCCTGCCGTCGCCGCTGCCGGCACCCGCGCCGAGCCTGCCATCGGCTCCCTCGGGGCCGATCGGCCTGCCTCCGTCGTCGACACCCTTCCCGCAGCAGGGGCCGCCACCGGATCAGGGACCGCCGCAGGGCTTGCCGACCCCGGTCACGCCGCAGACGCCGGTCACGCCCGGTCCGGCGCAGCCGTCCCTACCCACCCCACCCGTCATGGCGCCGCCAGCGCCTCCCCAACCACCGGTGGAGAGTCCGTTCGGCGGCGAGGCCACCGGTCCGTTCGCCCCCGGCACGCCCGAGAAATACGTCCCGCCGGGCACCGGCGCTCCGGCAGCACCTCCCTCCCTGGGGACGATCGATAGCTCCACGCCTACGGCATTTGCCAGGAGCTTCGCGCCGTATGCGCAGTACGCCGCGAAGCAACTGGGCGTCGACCCGAGCTGGGTCACGGCCATGGCCGCCTCCGAGTCGAACTACGGCAAGGCCGGCGGCAACGAGCTCTTCGGCATCAAGGCGCTGCCCGGGCAAGCGGGCACCAGCATGATGACGCACGAGGGCGAATACGGCGGGACGAACATGAACCAGACGTTCGCCAGCTACGACTCGCCACTCGATGCGGTCAACGCGTACGTCAACCTGCTCAAGAATCACTACCAGGGCGCGCTCGGCGCGCCGACGCTGGACGACTTCGTTCACGGACTCAAGCAGGGCGGCTATTTCACCGCAGCCGAGGCCGAGTACCGCGGCATTCTGGATGCGATCGCGAACCGCGGTGACATCCAGCAGGGACTCCAGCAGGGACTCGGCAACACCCAGTCTGTCACACCGTCGTCACAAACAGGAGCAGGACCGGCGCCGACGGCGATGGCGCAGAGCCAGTTCGGCGACCCGCAGCTCACCAGCGACGAAGCCTACGCGGCCTGCGGCCCGGCTGCCGCGGTCAGGTTCGCCCAGGCCTACGGCCGCAACCCCACCTTAAGAGAGGCGACCGACCTGGCGAAAACCGTGGGCTGGACGCCCGGTTCGGGCATGGCCGGCATCGCCTCCGAGCAGCAGTTGCTCGACAAGATGGGCGTGCCCACCCGACTGGTGGGGGCGAACTCGGACGCGATCGCCCGCGAAGCCCAGACCGGCAACCCCGTCACTATCAGCACCAGCGGCCACTACTTCTATGCCGACGGCTACAACCCGCAGACCCAGCAGTTCCACGTCGGACGGAGCGGTCTCGACCTGAAGAACGGCAGCGAGTGGATGACGCTGTCGCAGATGCAGAGCCTGATGGGTCCCGTCCAGGGGGCGCTGTTCGCCAATAACCCGAGCGTGCCGGCCACCTCCACCAGCGCGCCGCTGACCGACCACCTCGACCAGACGCGTCAGGCGCTGAGTGCCGACCTGACCGGCACGCCCATCCCGAAGCAGGCGATGACCGACTTCGGCCGCAGTCCGGATCCCGCGCTGCAACAGCTCGACCAGGCCGTGCAGACGGCGAACCGGCCAGCATCCCCGCAACAGCGCCCCGGCTACCTGTCGGTCTTCGACCAGGCCCCGTCGACGGCAGCCTCGAGCGGCAATCCCCTCGACAACCTCGGCAGCCTGATCGGCAACGCCATCCAGAGCGCCTTGCAGAGCGCGCTCGGTGGCCCCGGCGGCTTCGGTCCAAAGGGCTCGGGCAACCAGCAGGATCAGCAGCAACCCGCCGAGCCCGCTCCAACAGACGTGGGGTCCCGTGCGCGGCAGATGATCGAGCAGATCCAGACCCTGCCCGGTGGACGGAAAGTCAGCGACTTCACCGGCGTGCCGGACCTGCTGCCGCCGGACCTGAAGAACATGTCGATCGCCGACGCGCTCAAGGAAGCTGTGGACCGCGCCGGCGCGACGGCCATGAACCTGCCGCGGCCGAGCATGGGGCCGGGCGGTCTCGGGATCTTCGATCCCCGCCTCGGCAACGACCCGCGCATGGACATCCCGGACATGATCGAGCCCATCGGCCAGGCTCTCCACGGGCTCGGCGACGTCACAGGACTCAGTCGCCTGCTCGAGCGCGGCGCACCCGAACGTGCCGCGGGCACCCTCGATCAGGCATTCGAACGCGAGGCCGGAGCACAGGCTCGTGGGCTGACCGGTGGCATTACCCGCTCGGCACTCGACGACCTGGGCGGCGGCGTTGCCCGAGCCGTCAGCGACGCTGGCGCGAGAACCGCTGCCCCGTCCCGACTCACCACCGAAGCCCAGCAACTGATCGACGCCGCGGATCGCGGAGGCGTGCCGGGCTTTATCAGCAACAACGTCCGCCGCATCGCCGAGGAGAATGGCGTGCGGATCACCCCGGACATGACGCCCAACGACGTGATCGACGCGCTGCGGTCGGCGGGACAACCCTCCGCGGCCGAGACCGCGTTCAGTGGCGCACGCGCTGCTCCGGGCGAATCGGTCACGGCCACGACTCCCAGCGCGACGGTCACTGCGCGCCAAACGCTGTCGTCGAACGTGTTCAGCGGCGGCAACAGCCCCATCCAGCAACTCACCACCCAGGGGCAGCAGAGCGTGGCCAGCGGTCTCAGCCGCACCCGTGCCCAGCAGGCCTGGGACACGTCGGTGCGCAACCTGACCGACAGCGGCACCGACCTGAACAACATCGAAAAAGCCCTGGCTCAGAAACTGGGCCGCCCGCTCACCGACACCGAGCGTGTCGGCTTGCTCGCGCGCGTGGACCCCACCCACCAGGCTGAGAACATGGTGGAGCACGCCATCGGGCCGCAACTGCGCGCCATCGGCGACCAAGCGCTCCCGGACTTCTATAACCTCGTCGAGCATCGTACCAACCAGTCCGTCGCCGAAGGCCTGGCCAAACAGGTCGAGCAGCAAGCGCTCGAGGCCGGCATCGCCCCGAGCACCGAGCAACGGCTCACCACCGCGATGAAGAACTGGAACACGGCCCAGAACGTCCTCGACGAGGCGCAGGCTCAGGCCGCCAATCCCCGCACGCGCGGACAGATCAACCTGAACACGGCACAGGCCCGTGTCGACGAAGCGCGGACGCAGCTCGAGGCCGCGGCGGAGGTGGCGCGCCAGGCGAACGCGGACGCCGCGCGTGAACAGGTCATGACCGCGCCGGGCTCGAAAGTCACCACCCTGCCCGAGTACCGCGACCTGAGTATCGCCGAGGACAACGCCAAACGCCTGAACCAGCAGTACGACCGGCTGTACGCCCGCAACCCCGACAGCCCGTACCTCGAGACGCTGGCCAGGCAGGTGGGGCGCGCCGAGGACAAAGCGAGCCAGTTGCGATCCGCTATGGGCGAATCGTCAGCGACCAGAGGCGCCGCGATCGAAGGGCGCGCGCAGACCGCCGCCGACCGGGCGGCCGCGCAACAGCCGCGCTACAACCCCACCCCCGAGTACGCGGGCGCCAGCGTCAAACTCCGCTACGAACAGCAGAACCTCGAGCGGCTCCAGGCCGCCCAGGCACGCGGCCAGCGGGGCCTGACGAATGACGTAGCGGTTGCCGAGAACCGCGTTAGGAAAGCCTTCGCCGACGTGCAGCAGGCACACGCGGACGTGCCTGCCGCGGCTCGAGCGCAGGGATTGGCCCAGCTCCACGGCCGCGAGTTCGCCGGCCCCAATGGCGAGACCTGGCACTACGACGACATCATGCAGCACCTCGCCGATCTCCAGGACAAGTACCGCGACCAGCCCAGAAAATGGCAGCAGATGCAGGACGGACTGACGGCCCTGCAGGACTTCCGCAAGCAGATGCTGCAGGAGAAGGTCGACCACGGACTGCTGCCGCAGGCCAAGATGGACGGCTTGCTCAAAACCTACGACTTCTGGACCCCCACCCACATGACCGACTTCATGTCGGACGAGCGTCCGGGCATGGGCCTGCAGCGCGGCAGTTCGTTCAACGTCGCCGACCCGGGGCTGCACACCTACACGCCAGAGGGCTCGTCGCTGCAGCACGAGAACCACGTCGCCGCGATGATCCGCGAGGCCTACGCGCACAAGTCGGGCATCGCTAAAAACGACGTCACCTCCGCGCTGGTCAAGGGCTTCGGTAACGACAGCACCGTCATGCGCAGGATCGCCGACAACGTCAGGGAGTACGTCGACTCCGGCGGCAAGAACGGTCCATTGCTGCACCCCGACTACCCACTCAGGGGCGACGAGCAGAAGGTCACGGGCATCATCAACGGCGATCGCAAGGACTACGTCACCAGCAACACGCTGCTGAAGACCGCGCTCGACCAGATGGCCCAGACCGGCGACCCCAGCGTGATGCAGAAGATCCTGCAGGCGCCCGCGAAAATCGTCCGGGCGACGGCCACCGAGCGCAACCCCGCGTTCCAGGGGGTCAACCTCGTGCGTGACGCGTACACCTATGCGGCGCGGCAGACGGCCGCGGGTGGAGCTCGCGGCATCCCCGGCAATCTGGTGAGCACCGGCCTCCACCTCGGGCCGGCGGCGGTCACCGCGGCGATGACCCCGGACGACGATCCGAACCGCAACCAGAAGATCGCCGCCGCGCTGGCGCTCGGCATGGGCACGCGGATCGGCATCGGCAAAAACCTGGGCCTGGGGCCGAGCGCGGCGCGGGCGTATCTGCTTGCCTTTGCCGATGCGATGCGCGGCACGGGCAGCGGGCGGATGACCGGCGAAGGCGTGCGCGCGCTCGAGGCTGCCGGCGGAGGCATGGGCAGTGGCGGCGCCGGCGCCAGGATGACCCAGTCCCAGGCTCAGGAGCAGCTCCGCAAGTTGACCCGCCAGAACGCGGTGAGCGTGCGGAACGTCCTGACCGTCAATGGCCGAGGCGACCTGAAGCAATTGCTCAATGACGTGGCCGCGTTCGGCTGGGTCAAGGCGCTCGGCAACCGCTTCGAGCAAGTGCCGCGGGTTGCCGCGCGCGAGATGGAGCTGGCGCGCGGCAGCAGTCCGCTCGAAGCCATGCGGCAGGCACGCGAGGGCACGACCGACTTCAGTCGCGGTGGCCGTCTCAGCAAGGAGATCAACCGCTACGTGCCCTTCTTTAATGTGGGCACGCAGGCGCCCGCGCAACTCGGACGTCTGCTCAAAGAGCATCCAGCGGGCGCGGCCTTCGCCGGATTGACGTTGCTCGGCGCGCCCTCGTCCGCGACCGAGGCATACAACTACTCCGACCCGCAACGCGCCAAAGACTACGAGGACGTGCCCGAGTACCTGAAGAAGCAGGGCATCGTCCTCATGGTGCCGGGCGAGGCGCCGCGTGACGCCAACGGCAACCGCAACCCGCAGAAGATTCTGATCCCCATCCCGAACGAGTTCATGCCGTTCGTCGAAGCTGGCCGCGAAGCGTTCCACCACATCCAGGACGTGCGCGGCGTGCCCGACCAGGGTAAGCCGCGGGATGTGGGAGAGCTGGCCTCGACGCTGACGCAGGAGCTCAGCCCGATCAACGCGGGCAGCCGCAACAGCGTGGCGAGCTCGGTCTACGGCTTCGTCCCGCCAGGACCGGGCACCCTTGCCGAGCTGTCGGCGAACAAGGACTGGTATCGCGATAGCACGATCGCCAACAAGTTCTCGGACGAGAACGCCTCGAGCCTGAGCAAAGCGGTGGCGCCCGCGCTCGAGGATGCCGTTACCCAATTACCGGGCATGTCGTCGGCGCGCGTGCGTCCGTCACAGGTCGACTTTGCGATCAAAGACCTCCTGAACGGGCTGGGCCAGCAGGGACTGAATCTGTCGGACTACCTCGCGCAACGGGCGCCGCGGGTACCCGGCACCGCGTCGGAACTACCCGTGGTGGGGAGTCTGGCCAGCCGTTTCGTACGCGGCACCGGGGGCCAGCAGTGGCAGGACCTGACCACGCCCGATGCCATGATGGCACCCGATGTTCGTCGGCAGATGCGCGCCCTCGGCGATACGTACGAGCCGAGCTCGGTCCCGTCCGACATCCAGAAGATCCCGCTGCGCCAGGAGGAGCAGGCCGAGTACCAGCGCCTGACTAACCAGTACTTCGACCAGCAGATACGACGCTACATGGACCTGCACGCGTTCAGTAATCCAGCCGTGCGCGACTCGCTGCGGCAGCAGGCGATGACCGACGCGCGCGAACTGGCGGCTGCCCACGTCATGCGCCAGATTCGAGAGAGCGGTTCTAATCTGGCGCAGCGTTACCTGAAGCAGTCATCGGCAGCGTAGGAGAAACCCCCATGGTCGACGTCACCAAACAGCCTGCTGACACCACCCCCCGCAGGACCGGGCCAGAGGTCCAGGCGCCGCCAACCCCGGGCTCCGACCTGTACGACTGGCAGACGATCAACACCGCGCTGCGCGCGGCCGGTCTTGACGGCTGGCAGATCGCGGGCGCCAGCCACCAGCCGGTCAACCAGGGGCGGACGGTTCCCAACCCGGCCTACAAGAGCATCCCTGGCGCGACGCAAGCCGATCTCGACGAGCTCAATAAGGGCGTGCCGCCGTTCATCGTGCAGCCCAGCGCCGACTACGTCATCGGGGTCGTCAACCCGCAGACGAACCAGATGCTCAAACTCACCATGGGGCGCCAGGGTGACGCTGCCAGCGGGTACTCGTACACGATCACCGATCGATCGCCCCAGGGCACCATCGACACCAAGCAGGGCGGCTACACCGGGATTCAGCGCGAGCAGTTCAACGACGGCCACGAAGAACTGTGGGGCACCAACAGCGCCACCGGCGCGTTCGAGAAGATGCCCAACCAGCCTCAGGGTCTCGGCACCACGCCCAAGGGTTGGAACGACATCAAGCAGGTCGACGACGGCAGCGGTCACCTCATCTGGGTCGGCACCGACCCGAGCGGCAAGCCGATGCAACCGGTGCCGGGGGCACCGCCACCAATCAACACGGCGAAGTACGTTCCGGGCTCGGTCAAGCAGATCAACCGCAACGGCAAGTTGATCTACGTCGGCACGAACGCCCAGACGCAGGCGATCGAGGACATCCCCGAGTACGGCTCGGAGAACGCGCCGAACCAGACCACCACCGTCGGCGGGACCATCTACAAGACGAACCCCAAGGCAGGCCAGCCCGGCGAGCCCGACCTCGTCAGGGTCACCGGTGTCGCCTCGCCGAACGACAACGACGAGCAGTGGATCGACGCCGGCGGCGGCTACGCCAAGCATCAGGTCTACCTGAACGGCGCCTGGCACGACGACACGGACACGCCGCAGAAGCCCGTCAGCCCGACCACCACCCGTGCCGAGGGCGCGATCAAACCGAAGGGCGAAAAGTACTGGGTTCCGCTGCCCAGCAGTCCCGACAAACTGATCGAGGTCACTGCCGACGGCAACGGCTCGTACACCTACGAGACGGGGCCGAACGGCGAAGCCCCGCGCACCATGACCGTGCCCGGCATCGCCCAGCCGACCACCGTCACCGGCGCGGGCACCGACGAGTTCCTGCCGCAGCGGCGGGCTCCGGATGGAACCCTGCTCCCGCCCGAGAAAAACCTGAACTGGACGCCGACCAACGTCGGCGACCGCGTCCGTCAACTGCAGCAGACCGCGCAGCAGAAGCAGCAGGACCTCCACGCCCAGGTCGTGAGCGGCGCGCTCACCGAGGCCGCCGCCGACAAGCAGTTCAACGACTGGTGGGACGCGAGCATCGAGCCGGCCAAAGCCGAGATCGCCCAGGCCCAGCAGCAGAAGCAGACGGAGCTCGAGCAGAAGGCCGGCGCCGAGCAGCGCGCCAACCTCCAGGTCGCCCAGCAATCAGGGGCGAACGCCGTCGAGGCCTACAAGGCCCAGTTGCCCAACATGGTGGGGCCGGGTTTCGGCAAGGCGTTCGGCCAGCTCGCCGACGCGTGGAGCTCGGGCAAGCCGGCGACGGGGATCGACTGGTCGAGCGCGCTGACGTACCAGATGCCCGACTTGAATCAACTGGCGTCGCAAGTGACGAATCAGGCGCTGGCGCACCTGTCGCCGACGGCGGCTCAGAACATGAACGACACCCACGGCGTGCAGGCGGCTCCCGCGTTCGGCCAGCAGCAACAGCCCTACGACTTCACCCAGTCCCTGCAGCGCGACCGCTACCAGCCCGGCGCCACGACCACGATTGCGCCGGACGGCACGGTGACTATCAACCACCAGGCCGCTCCCGCTGCCGCTGCTCCGGCTCCGACGGCTCAGGTCCAGACGCCACAGCGCCCGTACTACCCCGGACTGCAGCAGGGGTACGGGGTCGCGCCGCAACAGGATTTCCGCGGCCTCGCGCAGGGAGCCGTCATGCCCCCGTACCAGCCCAGTTTCTGAGGATCGATTACGATGCAACCAGCAGCACCAGAGCCTTCGAGCGCCGAGTCATCCGCGGATGTTCAGGCAGCAGAGGTTTCTTCCGAGCAGAGCCGACCGGCTTCCCGCACCTTCCTGCAGCGGTTGTTCCGCAACGGACGGGGGAGCCAGGAGCTCGAGCCCGAGGAGCAACCCGAGCCTACGCCACAGCCGTCCAGCGCGATCACGCTGACGCAGGAGGAGCTCGATCGTCGGATCCAGGCTGAGACGGACCGCCGCGAAGCCAAACGCGCGACCCAGGCTTCCGCCGAGCGACGCCGCAAACTCCGCGACGAAGACCCGTGGGCCTTCGCCGAGGAAGAGCGCAAGGCCGAGCAGATCGCTCACCTCGACCAGCAGAACGGCGAGATCCTCGGCAACATCGGCGCTACCCACGACCGCTTCACGGTCGACCCGGTGGTGCTGGCCTTACCTCAGGCCGAGCGGAACCGCATCATGGCCATCGAGGGCGCGGGTCTCGGTCTCGAGGGACGCAAGCTCATCGTCGAAGAAGGGCTCAAAGCCCTGGAAAAACACTGGAAGGCCGAGGGCGCCAAAGACGCGGAAGACAAACTGCGCCGCAACCCCGCTTTCCGCAAACAGGTTCTGAACGAGTTTCGCCGGGGCATGAGCGAGCCCGAGTTCATCGGGAGTGGCGCTCCCTCGGCGAATGACAAGAACGTCTCGAACTTGCTTCGAGGCCAACTGGGCTCCAGACGCTCACTGTAGGTAGGTAACACACGTGCCGTACAACACGATCAGCACCCGAGCCACGCCAGGTACGGGTCCTTTAATTCCCGAGGACGTTCAGAAAGAGATCGTCCAGTCCGTCGAACAGAAGTCAGCGGCGATGCGACTCATGCCGCACACGACCATGAAGCGCGCGCAGCAGCGCATCCCGGTCATGAGCCAGCTCCCGGTGGCCTACTGGCTCACGGGCGCCAGCCTGGACGCGCGCGACATCGGTATGAAGCAGACCACTCAGTTGGCCTGGGACAACGTCTACTTGAACGCCGAGGAAATGGCCGTGATCGTGCCGATCAGCAAGAACTTGCTGGACGACATCGACTACGACTTCTGGACCCAGGTCAAGCCCAAGGTCACCGAAGCGTTTGGCGTGGCGTTAGATGAAGCGATTTTTTTTGGAAATAACGCCCCGTCCACTTTCCCGACCTCGATCGTTGCCTCGGCCTCGGCCGCGGGCAACCTGATCATCGCGGGCGCCACCACCCCCGACTACCTCGCCGACGTCAATGCGGCCATGGCCGCGGTGGAATCCGACGGCTTCGACATCACCGGCTTCTGGGCACGGCGCCAGGTCAAGAGCAAACTGCGCGGCTTGCGCGCCACCACCAACGAGCTGCTGTGGTATCCCGACACGGCCCCGACGGCGTCAGCCGACACGGGCAGCCTGTACGGCGAGCCGATCATTTTCTCGAACGCCGGCCTCAGCGGGTACGTCACGGGCGCCGCCAACTACTCGATGATCATGGGCCAGTGGGACCAGTCGATGCTCGCCATTCGCGAGGATATATCGATGGAGCTTTTTGATACTGGCGTTATTACCGATAACAGTACTCCGCCAGTTATCCAGTTCAATCTCCTGCAGCAAGACATGGTGGCTTTGCGTGTAATTGCTCGGTTTGCGTGGGCTGTTCCCAATCCAACTAACCGTCAGCAACCGACCAAAGCTTCGAGGTACCCTTTTGGAGTTGTGCAGCAAAAAGCTGCCGTGGGAGGCGAGGGTTAGTCGTATTTGGTCAGGCCATGTGCGTGGTATTTTGTGGGCTATTGAACGTGTTTCCAATTGATACCGTGGGCGATTAGGTAGATGGTGTTGTTAGACACACCGTATTGCGTAGCGATACTTGGTGCTGGTGTGTTATTCGCCCACAGGTCTCGAATGGCGCGCACGTCTGCTTCGGTGAGTTTTGCATTGCCTCCACGTTCGCCCCGGGGCGCGCGCCCCTCGTCTCGCATGAATGCCATGTTCTCGCGCTGTGTGCCGAGACGAAGATGGGAAGGACGGATGCACGTTGTTCTATTGCACAGATGCATCACCACCCAACCTTCCAACGACTCAAGGCTCACTGCATGCTCGATGGCATAAGCCAGTCGATGTACCAATATGGGGCCAAGCTTCCGACTGAAATTCAGTTGTCCGTAGGGAGTGCTGCCCACAGGGCCAGTCCAGACCCAACAACCAGTTGCCAGATCGCATACTACCCGCTCATGAAGCCGGGCCAGAAGCGCATCGCCACGTTCCATGGGAGGATCTTATACCCCCAATGCTCAAGTTGAAGAGATGAGTCCATGAGTAGCGTCATCTTCCTGGCGAGCGTCCAGGATCCGACCACGCCCACGCTGATCCACGGCGTGGGCGATCAGGCCACCGTGACCGACGAGAATGCCGTGCGCGCCATGTTGCGCGACGGCAAACTCTCGCTCGCCGGCGCGACGGTGCGCGGCCAGTCGGTCACGCCTATCGCGGCCACCACGGCGACCGTCAACTGGACGGTGGATCAGCCGTGTACCGCGATGGCGGTCAACTACGGGACGACGACGGCGTACGGCTCGAATCAGGCGGCAACTCCGTCTGCCGGGTCGGGCGCCATCGTCGCCAACCTGACTGGTCTGACCACCGGCACGCTCTACCACTACCGCATCACCGTCACGGTCGGCACGGCCGTCACCCTGTCGCAGGACGCGACGTTCACCACGAGCTGAGTCATGCCCGGCGGACGACCCTATAAACGCCCGGTGTCGAAGGCCCAGGCGCGCTTCTTCGGGTTCGCCGCGGGCGGTGGCGTGCCGGGCTTCGACGCCACCGACGCCCAGAAGAAACTCAAAGGCGTCAAAGAGAACAAGCTTCCCGCCAGAAAGGGCAAGAAGACGTAATGCCCGTCCGCAAGACTGCCAAACCGAAACTGACGCCCAATCCGCTGTCGCCGTCGCTGGGTCCGCCCCCCGGCGCGACCGCTCTGCCACCGTATATTCCACCGATGGTCAGCCGTAAAGTGACGGCAAAGGCTGCCGGGACGAAAAAACCCAGGGGGAAAACCACATGACCGCAGTCCGCGCACTGGCGCCACTCGAGGATGCCGAGGGACCGATCGCCCCCGGCACCGTGTTCGAGACGACGGACGAACAGGCCGCCGCGTGGAAAGCCGACGGCAAGGTCAGCCTGCTTACCGACGAAGCGGCGAATGCGAAAGTCGCCGAGGCGGGCCACTACGGCGAACGCACCGGTCGCGAGGACGTCGAGTCCACCGGTGAGTATGGCGACCGCACGGGGCGTAGCGACACGAAGCCGCTCGAGCCCGAGGACACGAAAAAGGGGAAGAAGTAATGGCGAGAGTGCGATTCCTGGCGCCCGCTGCCGATCCGCGCCCCGGCCAGGAGGGCATCGTCTACGGCCCGCAGCACGAGACCGACTTCAGCGACGAGGACATCGAGTACGTCAGGAGCCTCTGGCTGGACGGGAAGGTAGAGATTCTGGACGCCACCGGTCTCACCCCACCGGCTACGCAGGCCACGGAGACGGAGACGGATAGGGAGAAACGGTCGAAGACGTGAGCACCACGCTCGCACAGCTCGAGCAGGACACCGCGCGGCGGTTGGGGCCGTACTCCTCGGCGTTCACGGATCGGCAGATCCCCAACACCGCGCAGTTCACGTTCGCCTCGTTCCCGATGCTGCAGTCGCAGATCGACCTCGACTCGGTCACCAACCTGTGGCTGTTGCGCCGCGGCGTCACCTGGGACGGCACGCCGATCACGCTCGACGTCGTCGACCGCCAGCGGCTGGTCGCGAGCTACGACCCCGACATGGGCCGCGTCTATCCCGACCACCCGTGGGGCACGATCCCGTCACCCGGCGAGGTGTGCGAGTTCCATCACCTGAACCCGGAGCAGGAGCTGCGCGTGGCCGTTCTGGCCGGACTGCGGCGTTGTTTCCTGCCCGACCTGATCCAGGTCCAGCCGACCGCGCAGTACGGCGGCATCGACGTGACGGCCCAGTTGCCGTGGCTGACCGACCCGTGGCAGATCGATCGCGTCCAGTACGGCTGGCTGCAGCCGTGGACGGACGCGCCATTCGAAGCCGTGTCTCAGGGCGGGCACATCATCCTGATGGGTAGCGCCTACTGGGCGGCGCCCGTGTCGATGTGGCTCAGCGTGTGGCGGCCGGCCTGGTCGCGCGTGAACGGGCTTGACTCGAGCGGGCCGACGGCTGATGACGACGTGCTCGACGTCGACCTCGACTATGCCGCCGCCGCCGGCCACATCGAAGCCTGGCACCGCTTTCCCGCGCGATTGATGACCGCTGCCGCGGGCGGCACGCAGGCCACCCAGGTGATGGCCGCGGCCGAGTTCAGCTACCAGGCGCGGATGTTCGGCCCCAGTCGGCCGACCACCATTGGCTTCCGCTCGAGCATCGGCTTGCGGCCGAGCACCCTGCGGTGGAGCGGCAGCCGCACGTGGGTCAATCGGTGATCGATCCCGCGGTCATCAACGGCAGCGTGCTCGGGGTTCCCGCCGGGCCGCCGTCGTGGTCGCAGGGACCGCCAGGCCCGCAGGGGCAACCCGGCGCGGTGGGGCCGGTTGGCCCGGCGGGACCAGCCGGCCCTCAGGGCCAGCCAGGACCCCAGGGGTCGCTCGGTCCGGGCTGGGTCGTCGACACGCGTAACCCGTTGCCCCAGGACTACACCCTGAGTGTCGGCACGCTGTGGCTGAACGCGTGGAACGACCAGTACTGGCTGTTGACGTCCAACGTCATCAACGCGGCCAACTGGCAGTACATGGGCAACCTCGGCGGCCCAGCCGGTCCGCTCGGTCCCACCGGACCACAGGGACCGCAGGGAATTCCGGGTCCGACCGGTCCGCAGGGAGCCACCGGCAATACTGGCCAGCAGGGGCCGACCGGCAGCGCCGGCCCGACCGGCAGCCAGGGACCCGCCGGTCCTCAGGGAGCAACGGGGCCTCAGGGCACTCTGGGAAATACCGGGCCGCAGGGCAATCCGGGCGTGGCCGGTCCTCCTGGACCTACCGGTCCGCAGGGCGTCGCGGGACCGCAGGGAGCCGTTGGGCCAGCTTGGACGCCCACGCCGATCACGATCAGTGGACGCCGCGGCATGATCCGCAGCACGGTGCTGACCGACCTGCTCGTCGCCCTGCAGAGCCAGGGCATCATCATCAACACCACCACCACGTAGCTATGGTCACATTGAGCAGTAGGCGTCGTCCCTGGCCGTGGGATCTCCGACTGGGCCTGATGGACCAGCCAATCACGGGACCGCACACCATCGGCGACCTGCGGCCGAAGACAATCGGCCAACTGCGGCCGCAACTGATCGGCCACACCCGTCAGACCACCGCGCAGCAGATCTTCCGCCAGGGACTGATGCTGATCCCCGGGCAGACGGGGCTGCTGGTGGGCAAGAAACAGAAACCGGTCGATCCATACTTTCCGCCCGCCCAGGACTACGACTCGGCGCCGATCTATAAGGAGCGCACGTTCATGTTCAAGCCGACCGGCGGCATGGGCGAAAGCGTGCAGTCCTCCAATACCGACCGCCGTTACCACTACGCCATGGACTGCTGGGTCACCGGCGGATTGTTCGGCCAGGGACCGCTGGTGCATCCGATCGTGCCGCCGAGCACTGGGCCGGTACGCCGCTTCGTCGAAGCGCTGAATGCCTCGGGCACGCTGGCCGTGTTCCTCCTGGCCGGCCAGTACGTGCTCGTCCGCAACGACGACACCAATGCGGGCCAGGTTGCGGTGATCACCCGCGCCGGTCAGGTCGCTACCGACGCGGCACGCTACAAGGGGGCCTACGCGGGAGCGGTCGACGCGCTGTACGTGGCGTGGAACGACGGCGTGCTGCAGGAGCGCGCGGCCGGCGTCACCACCACCTGTGCCTTGCCCGCGGGCTTCTCGGCGAATCTGCTCGAGATCGTCGGCGACGAGCTCTGGGCGGCCGACTCAGCCGCGTGCGTCATCCGCAAATGCACCAACGACCCCAAGGTCGCCGGGTCGTGGTCGGGGCCGATCCTGATCGGCAACCCGTCGATCCCGATCACCGCGATCAGGCAGACCACCAACCGTCTGTGCATCTTCAAAGCCAATGGCGACGTGTTCACGACCAATGGCGACGGGTCCGACAACGACCTGTTCCCGGGCCTGCAGAGCACCGTCGATCCGGACAACGCCCGCACCGCGTCCGCGTGGCAGGGCAGTCTGTGGTTCCGCACCGACCATGCCTTCTGGCGATTAGACATGCAGGGCGGCGCCGTCCTGACGGCCGAAGGGCCGGGCCGCGCTCTCAGCAACATCAGCGAGGTCAAAGGCCCCGTCCAGGCCTTCGAGGGCTGGAACAGCCAGATGGCGTTCGGCGTGATCTACAACGCCGCGAAGAACACCAGCTACCTGCTGACGTACGGCAACTGGGAGCCGGGCCAGACCGACACGGGCACCAGCTACAGTTTCGCCGACCAGTGGGATGGGTGTATCGCGCACTGGACCGGCCGCAAGGCCACCGCGCTGTGGGTCTCGAACATCCCATCCGACGCGCGTCTCTACATCGGCTTCGCCGACGGCGGCTACGACTGGATCAAACTGGTGCCGTTCCCGCTCACGCCCGACTCGGGCGCCGAGTTCACCCTGGGACCGAGCTACGTCGTCGTCCCGTTGCACCACGCCATGTTCCAGGCCGACAACAAGCAGTTCGTCGGCGCCAGCGTCTTCGGCCCGTGGTTTCCGCAGGGAGCCGAGGTCGACCTGAGCTACCGATTGCGCGGCTCCGCGGGCATGCCGCCGACGACCCCTCCTCCCACCAGCGATTTCATCGCGTGGGACACGCCATTTACCTTCAACGGGCAGCGTCAGGACCTCGGGCAGTCGATCGCGGGCAATGCCATCGAGCTCAAGATCACGATGAGCTCGACGAGCACGGCCAGCAGCATGGTGCTGCAAGGGGTGGGCCTCCACGAGCGCCTCGTGCCGCAGTTTCGCCGAGACTTTACTTTCTCGGTGGCCGCCCAGGATTTCGTCGCGCGGCGTGACGGGGCGAGCATTCGGCAGAGCGGTCGTGTCATCCGCGACATGGTGATGCAGGCTGCCGCGGCGCCGGCCACGATCGCGCTCGAGTTCCCCGACGAGACGATCCTCAACGTGGCGCTGTTCGACTACACCGAACGCATGGTGGCGCACTCCGCGTTCGGGGGGCAGGCGTGGGCGCTCGACATCAACGCGACCCAGTTCGGGATCCTCGAGATCCTGGGCGTGATCGGCCGCACGCGCGGTACCCGTATCGGCGACCTGCGCGGTTTTCCCATTGCCCAGACGCGCTTTCTTTAAGGAGGAGACATGAGCGGATCAACCACAGAACTGAATCTGGCGACGGCGGTCGATACCGATGACAATGCCGACTATTTAACACTGTCGCTGGCGAATTCCCTGCGGACGGTGGACGCGCTGTTCAACAACGTGACCGGCCACAACCACGGCGGGGCGCACCAGGGTGGGGCGATTGCTCCAGCAGCGATCCCGGGCGGCTCGATCACCAACGCCATGCTGGGCGCGGACGTCGCGCGCGACAACCAGCTGACCAACGGCGGGTTCGAAATCTGGCAGCGGGGAGCTGGGCCGTTTGTGAATGCGGTGTACGCGGTCGATCGGTGGGGGTTTGGGCAGGCTGCTGGCGACACCCTGTCGATCAGCCGCGATTCGGCAAACGCTGACACAGGCAGCCAATACGCTGCGGCCTGCACCTACACGAAATCAACTGGCGGGAGCAATCTCGCCCAGGTCTTCGGCGCAGACCGCATCCCATTTCTTGGCCGCACCATCACGCTTTCGATCCGGGTCAAATGCTCGACTGCAAACGCCGTGAAACCAGCCATTTACGACGGCACGTCCTGGGCGTATGGGAGCTACCACACTGGTGGCGGGGCGTATGAAACGCTGACCTTGACGCGGGCGATTGGCAGCGCCGCGACAGCGGTCAACACCGGTGTTGGGTTCGACGCTTCCTGCGTGGCGTACCTCGACAACGCCATGCTGGTGGTGGGCAGCCAGGCGGCCAACTACGTGCCCATGCACCCGGCCGACGACTTCGCCAGATGCTTGCGGTACTACGAAGTGGTCGGGGCGCTCCAGAACGAAATTGTGTTCACCTTCTATGGGGGGGCAGGGATCACCACCGGCACGCTCTTCGGCTTCAAGGCGAGGAAGGCGATCACTCCAACCTTTACGAAGAATGCCACCTGGCTTGTCTCGAATTGTGGTCAACCCATCATCCTGTCAGGGTCTGTCGACACCGTCTCGTTGGCTGTCTTGGTTACCGCAACGGGGACCACGAGTTACAACAACAATATCGCGGGGGCCAACGTGGTCATGGAGGCGAACCCTTAGCCATGTCTGTAAAAGTCACCTCCTTCGACGACCCGTCAGCATGGGAGTACCAGCACGATGATGCCTATGGCGGTAGCCACGGCGGCACGCTCGACCCGACCACGGTCACGTACGGGGAAAACGTGGACGGCACGCCCAACGAGAACGTGGTGGTAGTGCCGTGCCCGTTCGACGGCTGCGGCTCGGTGAGTTACTGGCCGCCAGGTGGTGGTGCCGACGCGCTGCTGGGCCAGTCGCTGCACGTCATGCTGGCGATGCAGCCCGGTCTGGGACGTTTGGCAAAAACGGCCGAGCAAGCCGCGGCCGAGGTCAAGCAGCGTGTGATCGACACCGACGGTGAAGCGCGCTGGATCCTCGACGATGCCGCGCTGGCGGTGCTGGAGGCGACTCAGGCATGACCGACTACAACATCGGGCCAGGTGTGCAGGCTGCCATCGACGAAAACAACGATTCCGCTCGCAGCGATGAGCAGTACGTGATCCTCGAGCCCGGTCGCAAAGTGAGTCTCACGCTCGCGAGAGACGCACAGTACTGGTATTACGAAGAAGACAACAAGGTCAATCGACTGGCTTTCTAGCAGGGATCGAGCCGGCACCACCGGCGGTTCGATGGGATCCCTACACACCGATGGAGCCTCAGTTGACCGATTGGAGCTGCTCGGCCTGCGCCCTGGACTGGGTGCTCGTGGCGACAGGCAAGCGCGGCACCGACCGCTACCTGACCACGATGGAGATCGGCTACACCGAGAACATCAACCCGACCTACGGGCTGATGGACGGCTCAGGCGTCGAGTTGCAGCGGGTGCTCGGGGAGTACGGCCACGCGACCCAGCAGGGGTGGCTGGACTTCGATTCGGTCTATGCCCTGGCGCGTGAGACGACTGGCATGCTCAGCGGGTCGGCGATGTATCACTGGATGTCTCTGCGGGGAATAGAGGGCACCAATATCTGGGTGGCCAACAGCGCTCCCGGATACAAAGGCATCTATTCGATACTGTCACGTGACGACTTCTACCGCTTGGGCGGCTGGAGTGTGGTCTGGTTGGTGCGATAGGAGAGGTCAATGAACATCGCTATGCCGCCCATCACGGTGGGCTTGATCATCGCCCTGGTGGTGCTGCTACTGGCCATCCTGGGGTTGGTCAGCGTGCTGCCGCTCAACCCCTTGATCGTGTTCGGCCTCATCGCTGGGCTGGCCATCTCGCGCATGCTCTGATGGTGTACGGCGTCGGCGGGCTGATCATCACCGTACTCATCATCGTCATCCTGCTCAGAGTCCTGGGCCTCGTCTAGCGGTCAAGCAGCGCTGGAGTGTACGTCGCAGGGCGGCGGCATTGCGTGCGCCTGCTCGAGCGCGTACACCCATCGTTCCAGGGCAAACGGGAGCGATTTGGCCAGCGCGAGGAGTGTAGGTCACGAGCGCATCACTGCAGGAGTTTGGCCTGTGTCACAGGTGATAGAGCACCGTGAAACGTTCAGATAGAAGTGCTCATAGGTCTATCAAGCCTGGTCGTCGAGCAGTGCTGCCAGGTCGCGCAGCACCTGTTGCGGTGTCTCCGCGACCAGGGTGAACGCCGGCCGGCGTGAGCGATTGTCATAGAACACGTCTGCTCTGAAGCCAGACTCAAGGTCTACGCCACCGGGCTTTGTTACGGCGCGCATCGACCCTTGCAGCACGATCCTGATGCCGCCCTCCCACTTGCGCGCCTTGACGCGTTCGGCTAATTCGCCTGCCGCCGCGAGCATGTCAGGTTTGCTAGACATTCCGGGATTTAGCGCTATCAAGCTCGCCATCGTCTGCGGACTGGTAGTTATGGGCATCGAGCCACGCCTTGCTGACCAGGCGATCTTGGAGTGGGAGTTCAGGGAGAGCGGTGCGCGCTTTGTGGACGCCAGCCCAGAAGACCTCTTCGCTGGATGCCTGGGCCGGTTCCCCGTATTTGCGCATGAACGCCATGATCGTCGCCTTGTCCAGGCTCAGCAGTGCTTCGCGGCGGTCCCGCTTGAACAACGCGAGTTTGATCTCGAAGTCATCGGTTGCCATCGTCTAACTCGCTTTAGGTGCATCAAGCAGCGCCGCTATCTGCCGCGAAGCTTGTTCAGTCTCAGCGATGGCCTTATGCCAGCGTTCCTTCGCGGGTGTTGCTGGCGTGTCCCACTCGTGGATGCCGCCACGAAAGTAGACCAGCGACATGAACGACTCGGCGAGGGTGACCGCTGCGCCCCAGTAGGCCAGTTGCTCTCTCCCAACCTCGATCACCGTACTGTCCATGGGTCTGGCTCGCCAGCCTGCTTCAAAGAAGCCGAACGGCGTCAATTCGTTGACTTCGGGGTTGTGCCCGAACCGTCGGCGAAACGCATCAAGGATCACGTTGGTCATAGATAATTGGCCTTACCGCTGGCAAGCGTGTGGGCGGGACACTGCAACCAGCCAAGGAATGCGAACCGTTCACAGGAGCCACAGACATCGGAGAGCGCCTGACACTCAGGGCAGCGCACCTTGTAAACGCTCGCCTGGTCGCCGCACAGGGCACACGGTTCGGAGCGCGGCGGGTTGACGCAATCGCACGTCTCGACTGGGCCGCAGTCATGGGGGATGATGTGCGCCTGGTCGATGCGCGGATCGTGGGCTGGCTGACACCCGTCGCCGACGTGGTGAGTCTGCCCTTCGTCTAGCGACATCACGCGTGCCAGCCCAGGTCGCGCATCAACCGGTACGCCTTCTTGAGCTCGTCCACGTCCAGCTCCAGCACATCGCCGCAGCCTGAACAGCGCGAGCCGATGATGGCGTGCTCTGGAACCGCGGCCAGTTGCGACTCGTGCAGGTGCATCTGCGCGTCGCACGAGCACTGGATCGTCAGCGGCGCGGAGCCATCGTGACAGGATGGCGTGAGTTGCTCAGGCGTGCGGTCGCCATAGGCGGGATTCTTGACGACGGCAAACAGATGTCTGGTCATGGCAGCGGCTTGAACCCCTCGAGGGCGGCTTCGACCTCGTCGTCATCGAGCACGCGACTGGTGTTGAAACGCATGGCACTCAGGCAGACATGTCCGTCTGGCAGCTCGTCGTGTTCGAGACAAAAACAGCGCAGGCACAGAGGACAGAAAGTGGCGATCGTCGCCTGACAACCAGCGCGATCGCATTGCTCAGGCACAGACATAAGCATCAGCGTACATCGTTCCGCATCAAAAAGAATCCCCTGCCCTCATAGGAGGACAGGGGCTGCAGCGAGCGGATTGGCACCCAAACACACTGCGTCACTCAGTATGACTCACGCCGCGGAGCCGCGTCGAGATGAGGGCAGGCTGATTTCGCGGACGATGACGAATTCCTCCTGCTCGATCTGGGGATTGTCCTCCGCGTAGGTCACTCCAACACGGGCCAGTTTCGCGGGATCCTGAGATTGGAGTTGTTGATTGTCAGACGCTTCTTGACCTGAGCGTGAATCTATCGAACCTATGTGTGGGACTGTCGAGCCCAGATCGATGGCGGCGCCCAGTCGCAATTCCAGCCTGATCGTTGGACGACCGTTGACAGTGCGCACCTCGGCACTTTTGACCACGGCGCGGATGAGTGCCGCTTTCCGTTTGCGGTCATCTGCTGCCTCGATCTCGTCCAGTTTTTCGGCGATGTCGGCGACGGTGATGGCACTGCGCTCGGCAGCGACCCGGTCCATGCCGATCGAACGCAACTGGAGCTCGATCACCTCCTGCCGCTCGTACAGCGCGTTGGTCTGGTCGATGACCTCTTTCACGCGTACCGCGGTGCTCGCGTAATCGCGGAGTCCCAACTCACCCGACCGCAGGACGTTTTCGTGCTCGGTCTTCGCGCGCTGGATCTGCGCGGCAATCTGTTGCAGCTCTGCGTCAAGCTGGATGCGCAACTGTTCGCTGCGTCCGTCATCGAGCATGGCCAGGTACGCGTGGGGATCGCGAACCACGGCTTTGACTTCGGCCCACACCGCATCTTCCGCGTCCCCGGCGCGCAGCATTTTTGCGGTGCAACCAGCCTGCGATGGCGAGTGCGCCTGCTTCATCGTGCGGGAGCAGTAGTAGTAGGTGTAGTTCGCCTGATACTTGTGGCGGGCCTCAGTGCGGCCGGTGAACACGCGTCCGCAGATGCCTTCGCCATTCGGCTCGTGGCAGATCAGGACATGGCTGAGAAGGTAATCGTAATGACGGTTGCGGCTGGAGTTCTTTTTGTTGTTAGCGAGCGCGGCCTGGGCTGCATCCCACACCTCGGGCGTGACCACCTGCGGGGGCGGGTTGCTGGCTGCGTTCGTCCACTCGCCATTCTTGTCGAGGATGCCGCCTTCACCCTTATAGCGGACGTTGTGCAGCATCCAGTTCAAGCGACGGTCGGTGACCCCGATACGCTGGGCTTCGCGCCATGCGGTCGAGCCGTGCAGGGCGATGTTCTCGAAGACGCTCTGAACGACCTCGTAGCGCATCATCTTGAGGTTCTCGTCGTAGGTCGTGTCCAGGGCCAGGTGCCCGTTGCTGTCAGTGACGAGCCCATAGGCTTTGCGGCCGCCCACAAATTTGCCCTCCGAAGCTTTCTGATGCTTGCCGGCCACGGTGCGCTCGAGGATCGTGCCACGCTCCCACTGGGCGATCGAGGCAATCACGTTGAACACGAGCCGTCCTGATTCGGTCGACGTGTCCATGCCCGGATCCATGCACACCAGCGCAACGCGATGAGCGGTCAGGAAAGAGGCGATGTTGATCAGGATCTGCAGGCTGCGCGCCAGTCGGTCGAGCTTGGTGATCCAGACCTGATCGATCTGGCTGCCCATGCAGTTGCCGTCGCAGTCGGTGGTGCCGTAGCTGCAGATCAGGGCGACGAGACGGCGCCCTTCGGGTCGGTGTTCGAGTGGGATGGTGCCGCTGATGCCTTCGTCCCAGCAGGAGTCGATGAGCTGCAACTGGTCCTTGTCGGGCAGCTCGGCGTTCTCGCGAATGCGGATGGTGCTCTCGAGCTTGAGCACCTGAACTTTGATCGACTCGGCTTCGCGCTGGACGTCAGTGGATACGCGGCCGTACGCCGCGACGCGCTGTGGACGGATAAAAATCGTTAGCGGGCCGAGGGTTGTTCGTCGGCGTGCTGGCGGTCTGGGTGCCATGTGTTCGATTGTACTACAGATTGATCCTGGCGTGCCCGGTCTTCGCGGATCCAGCCGGCGATGAGCCTCAGGGCTTCGACATAGAGCAGTTCATCGTCCGCGCTGCGAACGTAGGTGACCTCGACCATGGGCGGCAGCGCGAGTTTTCTGGGCATGCTCCGAGTCTGGCCTGTGACCAGGCTCATGTGACGTCAGTCCGGTCAGTGATCGTGGAGCACTGACGATGCCGGCAAACCGCGTCATTTCGGCGGTTTCGGGGTTGACTGCCTGGCAAACCACTCTTCGACCATGAGGGCCACCTGAGCGCTCAGGCTACGTTTCTGTTCTCGGGCGAGGATCTCCAGCCGACGGAACATCGCCTGGCTCAGGCGCACGCTGACAAGTTTCTCTCCTACCACTGCGTCAAGCATAGTGGCAGTGTATCTATCATCTTGATGCGTCACACATCAAGATGTGGTAGTGTTTTTGATGACGTATCGACACGTCACCGTTATCGATACGAGAACTCTTGCTACCTGTGACGGGCCACGCTGACCCGAAACAGTGTAGAACATATGCTCTAGACAAGACCGCGGGGAGAGGGGCCGCGGAGTCTGTTGCACGAGGTGAAGGGGTGCGGCAATGGGTGGAGCGCAGAGGGACGAAGCGTGGCAGGCGTACACGGTACGTTTGGCGTGGGCGACCGACGCGCGCGGCGTCCTGGTCAACGCGAACCAGGCGTTCTGTGCGGTCATGGGCTACAGCCAGCAGGAAGTGGCCGATCATCCCGGCATGTTGTTGCTGCGGCCCCACACCTCGTCAGACGACCCGGAGATCC